GCCTAGATTTAGGCACCATGGGAGATTTTTTATCTTTAGCAGCCAGCGGTGCTACTTCTTCCTCTACGTCGGCGGCAATTTCAGGCTCTTCTGAGTCTACTTCGGCCTCTTCTCCCTCTTCTTCCTCTTCTTCGTTATCAGCAGTCTGTTCTTCGGCCTCTTCTTCAGCTGGTTCTTCTGCGATAACTGCTTCTTCTGGCTCTTCTACGGGGGTAGGTTCTTCACCTAAGCCAAAATTAAGGTCTAATTGCCCTTCGCCAGAGTCTTCAATTGGGTCTGCACCCGGCATGCGGTCAAACATTTGTGGTTTTTGTTCCATCTCTGCCTGTTCCTGGTTATGTTCACTCATCCTAAACTCCTTATTGTAAGTTCTGCTGGCCCTTCCTAGCTGCTGTATTCATGGCAGTGGTGGCCAGTTTTGCCGCTGCCGAGGTTTGCGCCTGTGTTTGACGTGTATTATTGGTCAAATCGGCCAATTCACGCCGCAACTGCAGGTTCTGTTGAGCTTGTTGTAGCTCTGCCTGCAACTCAGCCACTTTAAGTTGTGGTTGAATCTGTGTAATATCCTGTGCTTTAGCGGCATTAAACTGCGCTTCAGACTGAAGTTTCATAACTTCGGCCTCAAGTTTAGTTACTTGTAGCTGTGCTTCTTGGATAGCTAGCTGTTGCTGCATCTGCATTAACTGCATCTGCTGCTCAGATGGGTCTTGACGTAGCCGCGACGCCAGCTCCTGCTTCTTAGCAAGGTGCGAATACTGAACAATAGCGTCGTCTGGGATAGCAACGCCGGCTGAACGTAGGCTAATAGCTTCAGCAAACTGTACTTCATCAAACGAGTCGCGGGCTGGCATGGTTCCAATGATGACGTCATATTCGCCAATAGTAAGGTCGTTAACAATCTCACCCTCTGGTGTCATTTGGTTAACGACCATTTCCTCACGGGGTTGCATCGGATCTTCTTCGTTAGTGATCATGATGATGCGCTCTTCGGTATAGAACCGTTGTACAAGGTTGAGGATCTTCTCAGCTAAATAGTGCCGTGTCTTGCGTAGGTTATCCAGTGGGACCTGGATCATAATTACGCCACGATTCTGTTTAGCCTGAATAGCAATACCAGATACCTCTGCTCCGTCAGAGCCGAGCATAGAGTCATTAACACCGCTGATGGCTTTAATGTTAGCCGCGGCTTTCTGACTGATGCGGTCGAGACCAGTCGGAATCTGGTTCGGCGGGATCTTTGCGGGGGGTTGTGATCCGCGATTATACTCCAGCACCAGACCGGTCTCTGCCCCGTGTTCTTCGAGATCTTCCGCATTCATATTTGTGAGCGATCCACTCTCAACAACCCACCCACTGTTAGCTGTGGTATTAACAATGTGTAGTTCCTGGGAGGAGATTTTGTTCAGCTGTTCCTGCGGGGAGAGGAGATTACGGACCATACCGAACGGGCGCCCACGACGGAAATATGCGAAGTAGGGAACAATAGTAAAATCTTCGTAAGGCGACCAGTCGTCATGCAACACGACCTTGTCACAAGTAACTGTCCAACGTACCTTCTTTTTTGTCTTAGTAATAATATTCAGGCCATAGTCTTTAGCAAACTTCTTAGCCTTGCGGTCGTTCCATGATTCTGGGACGTCGCGCTGATCACCAGTATTAGGATCAACAAAACAATCTACGCGTGTGACCTTACGGTGCTGCCGCTCAATAACACGTAGAGAACGTATTGTACGGATCTCTTCATCTTGGTGCAGCGTAGTACCAACATAACTCTCAATGTCATCAATATCACCAAAACGAGTTTCGCTGTATTCTACAGAGTCACGCCCAAACGAGTTGCCGTTCTCAGCAATAAACCGCAGCCGATCCGCCTGCTCCTGACCATACATTTCTTCAATATCATCTAAGGTCATCCAGCGCGTGTAGAACACTTCGTTCCAGGTTTTAGGATCGTAGTCCTTAGCATCTGGGTCGAGTACCACATCTAGTGGGTCGAGTGCCTTAATACGTACTTCACCCTCAACGTGATCGCTAAAGTCCATACGCACATCGAAGTATCCGCGACCATCCATAATCAGGCCGTCTGCGAATACCTGCTGTTCTACCCAATCCAACTTATTATTGTCAGCGATCTGCATATATAATTTAGTCAGAACACTAGCTACCTGCTGCTTAGCGCCACGACGTGGTTTGAACTGAATATCAGCGCGGCGAGTGGACTGCTCGCCAAGTACTGTATTAACTGTAGGTAAAATTGTATTAATGGTCAGCGCTGGGCGGCCCTCTGCATCCAACTCAGCTACATCCGTTGCGTCCCACTGCTCGCCCTGGTAATAAGCATCACACTTCTTAGCCAGATCAATATAATCAATGTGGCCGTTGTCACGGGCTCGTACATAACGGTCCCACTGCAAGTGCGCTAGGCGATCTTCTTCTCCGGGGGATGGGCGTTTTTTAGATGTAGGTGTTTTCATATCATGCACTCATAGCTGATTTGTTTCGCACAGTTCTGCTGAGTCTTTCCAGCTTATCCCTCCAGCTAACGGGGCGCTGTACACGTTCTACATATGAACTAAACTCAGTCATCATTAACCCAACCCACGCCAGTGCATCGACCTGATCGTCATGGATTCCATTTGGGAAACGCAATAACTCCGCAACCAACGGGCCAGTGAATAACTCGTTGCGCGGAAAATGCACCATACCCTGTTGCATACGGCCTTGTATAGCTCTTGCTCTTGCTTCTTTATCACGGTGTCCAGTTTTTAAATCCTTAAAATACGCTTCATATAAACCACGCTCGCGGACACGTTTTTCTAGAAACGGTCCGAGCGCCATCTCGATGTGCCCTTTTTCAATGCCGATAATGGAGGGCCTCCATAACTCATACATATCTAAGATACGTTCGACAAGCTCAAAACCATCATACTTCCCTCTGTCTACATCTACAACATATAAATGATCATATTCATCTATACCTATAGTTAGACCAACTGAGTAGTCATTGCGATCCTTCTTACCGATAGCCAAGTCCCATGCAGTATAAAAACGCATGCGATCGAGATCAATGTCATCCCGATCGTAATATTGTATCATATCTCTAGTGAAGTAGTCACCATCGTCTGCAACTGGATTCTGCTGATACAACGCGGACCAATCTCTAGGGCCCACGGCTCGTTGTATACGGTTAAGCGCTTCTACATCATACCGCTCCGGATGTAATGCATCACCTATACCACGGTACTCTTCATCTTCCTCAGCAATAGCGGGATAGCGAACCACCTCCCATTGGTCGCCGCCTTCCGTGGCGTTCTTAAGCAACCTACCAGCCAAGTCGTCATCGTGCCAACGAGTAAGAATAACGAGCACACCCCCACCTGGGGCTAGTCGTGTATATGCAGTAGATGTGTACCAATCCCAGTTAGCATCACGGTTATTCTGTGATTCTGCATCCTCACGGTTCTTTACGGGATCGTCAATCAACAGGATATGCGCACCTTTACCAGTAATACCACCACCCACACCAGCCGCTACATAACCGCCGCCTGCGGTTGTTAGCCAAGCCTCTGCAGACTGTGAATCTGGATCGAGTCTAGTCTTAAATGTCGTTTTATAGGACTCTTCGCGTAACTGCTGGCGTACCTTACGACTAAAGGTCATGGCCAACGAGCCAGAATAAGAACAACTAATGAACTCGTGACTTGGATTACGGCCTAGGTGCCATGCTGGGAACCCAACACTAGCAATGGTAGATTTACCGTGCCGAGGCGGCATAAATAGCATTAACCGTGGGCTCTTCTTATTGACCACATCTTCACTGAATTGTTCTAGGCGTTTGCAAATATCTTTATGTACCCAACCAGCCATATAATCTGGGTTGTGTCGCTCGATGAATGGTAGCAATCGCCTACGGGTAAGGAACCGTGCTGCTAGTTCTTGCCTAGCTAACTCCTGGGCCGTGGACTGTGGTTCGTTGTTCTCGGTTCGTGGTTCATCAGGATCGGGCATTTTATCCTGCATATCAGCCACGCAATACACACAATATTCATCATCACCAGAGTATAGTGTATCTGGTAATACTTTGTGGCACTTACGGCACTCTATCTTACTTACCTCAGTCAGCACTAGGCTCCAAATGGTCTATAGTCTTACCGGCTAATTCCAGTAGTTCTTCGTCCGTTAACCGTTCTAACTGTTTGGTGCCATTGATCTGGATATTGATCAACGGTTTCTGCTCTTCCTTAGCTAAGCCGTGTAGCTTAACAAGGGAGTCAGTTGTATTCTTCATTTCCGTAGAGTTAATGGCTGACGCATACGCCTGCATATACATAGAGTGCGCGTGGTTCTTGGTAAAGTTAACCTCTTCCCGGAACTCTTCACGCCAGTAGTCTACGGCTCGTTTTACGGATTCTTTATTGAGAATATTAGTTGCGCTGGTTTTAGATGAATATCCAGCCAT